GATAGACTTCCGTTAGAATTATTAGTGCCAGGTTCTAGTCCTGAGCCATATGTTTCTGGCTCCGACTTGCGCGATGAACTTCGCGGAAATTACTTAAAAACAGTTAATTAAGTAAATGGGTCAAGCTAAATCATCCCCATCAGGGAAACCATCGCCTCAAGGTGACCGTATCGTTGTCGAGGCACCAGGGTTGGCCGCAGACGCTCAGCAAGTTGTTGATCGTTTGGCCGGACAAGCGTTGGGTACTGGACCTAAAGACATCATCGGCACGCCTGATCTTCTGGATGAACAATTCAGTAGTTCTTACAACCCTGACAGGGTGTCTAAACAGACACGTTCAAGATACCTACAAGGAGCTGGCAATAATTTATCTAGTGCTGGCAATATCTATTCACGCTTTTAATCATGGCTAAAAATAAAATGCCCCCAGAGCTCCTGGCTCACTTCAAGAAGAAACAGGAAGGAAAGGAGGGCTCCGATAAAGAATCCAAGATGAGTGATAAGGAGAAGCATAAGGATGCTCTCTCCAAGGCACGTAAGCGTATGGAAGAGAAGAAAAAGAAAGACTAAACCTATTCCGCTATAATACAAATAACGTTATCAGCTGATAGAAGTGTCAAGCAGTAGTTCTAATAAGCAACCATTGATGGTCGATCGCCCGGCAACAACCTCGACGTTGTTGACCGTTGCTTCAGGCCAGGCCTTCAGCACAAACCTTGTTCCTACTGCTGTTGGTAACGCAACAAAGATTTTTGATGTTGACTCCGGTGCGACGAACACGTCTATTTCTGGTGCTTACATCGATGAAATTTGGCTGCGTTATACAAAGCGTTGTCTTGAGTTTATTGACGCACAGGCTGCCACCACAGGGACCTATTCTGCTAATAGCACGACGGTAACTGTGACCATCGCTGGTGGTCATAATGCACGAGTTGGACAAAAGGTGTGGTGTGATTTCACCACTTACAGTTCAGGCGCCGTGCCCATCGATGCTGAATTGACTATCGCTACAGTTACCCCGACGACGTTCACCGCAGCCATTCCGAGCCTTGGTGGCACTATCACCGGTAACGTGAGCGTGCGCCTTCCTATTGATATCTGTTTCTATTTAGTAAACGTTGGTACTGTCAGTAACACCAACCAATTCTTTCCACTTTTTGTCTCCAGCGTTGAGGCGTCGGGCTCCGAAGTAGTTTATAGCCTAACTGATAAAGAGGATTTACCTTTTATTAATCACCCAGTGGTGCAGGCAGGTACAAATATGGGTAGCGCAAATAGCAGTAAAGCACTGAAAAGCCGTGGATTGATGCTCAAGCGTGGGCAAGCCCTATACGCGGCTGTAAGTGGGTCTACCGCTCTTACAAATGGCTTCTATGTCGGGGTCCAAGGCGGCTTCTATTGATTAATTGCCATGCCTTTTGGACTAAACAAGTTCAAAAGCTCTTCGTCTGGGCCTTTTGACCGTAATCAGGACAAAAATTTCGGCAGATTAACGTCTTTCGAAGGCCCAAATCGTCGTGCTGCAGTAGAAAACCCATTTGACACGACCAATAATCCTCAAGACGCTAGTGAAATCCGTTTTTATAACCAGGATTCCCTTTGGTCTCGCTGGAGAAGGGGGTTTGAGCTGTATTCCATTACTCAAAGCACATTAGGCTCGCTTTTCAGGGAAAGAAACGCCCGTGGGGACTATCGTTTATATTTTTCGTTCCAACAATTCCCAGGTATCTTTGTTCCTGCTCGCCTTTTCACCTATCCATCAGCAAGTAATGAGATAGGTGAGCAGCTGGTAGGAATGCGTGATACAAATTCGTTTTCTTTTTACGATATTGGCATTCCTATTGATGAAGTACGTTATTTATCAGCTGGAGTAGGTGCAACTTACGCACAATCAGGGACTACCATCACTGTTACACAGTCAAATCATAATTATTTTATAGGTGACCAAATATATCTTGACTTCACAACAGGTTCGGCTACTGATGACACCTTGGCGATTGTTTCTAGAACGCAGAATACATTTACGCTGACAGCAGCAACCTCTGCCACGACAAGTGGCAACGTCACTTATTACTTATCGACAATCTTTACTGATACAAGGTGGACAAGCACCAGGGTAAAGCTTCGCGAATTGCCTGAACAGGTCAGTCTTCTGAAGGATGAGCGGATGACTGACCGTATTGTCGAACGCGATCCTGGTATTGATTCGACATATAGCAGATTTGCCTCGACAGTAACAGTCACCACTGGTTCTGCCCATGGTCTTGCTACTGGAAACAAAGTGTTTCTAGATGTTTCTACCGGAGATGTCCCATCAGGTCGTTATTCAATTACTGTCACCTCAACAACTACTTTTACTTTCTTAACTATTACGAGTAGCTCTACGAGCGGTAATGTAAAAGTCAATCGTCTTATAAGAGGGTTTGATTACACTGATTATGTTGGTTTTACAGTCACAGGCTCTGATGCGACAACAAAGGAAATAATTTTTCAACGTAAAGATAGCTACGGGGCTAAAACCATATCGGGACAGACCGCCACAGTTGTCCCAGCGCACCGAGGATTTACAGTTGGAAGATACCTTACCACTGAATTGAGATGGCAGTGTAGTTGTCAAGACTATACAAAAAGAAGAGGATACAATCTTTTTGCAGACAAAAATAAAAAGAGGTTTCCTGTTACACCTGTACAGAACTTAAGCCCAGGACAGACAATAAATAAAAACAATGAGCTCAGTAATAGTAGGGACAACCCAGGTGTTTTCGAGGATTTTGGCTATACAACTGTAAACAATTTTTACCAACTACCTGAGTACGAAGATACAGCGGAGTTTGCTTCTCAAACACTGCTTTACTATCAGCCCCGTTGGTGTAAACATATATATGCCTCCATGTGGGCGTTGATTCATGATGAAGGTGGGCAGCCGATTTCATTGTCTTCGTCGTACACACAGAGTGGTCCTAACATCACAATTAATGCAGTTGACCACGGTTTGGAGCAGAATCAGCGCGTAAAAATTACTTTTACCAGCGGAGCAGCCCTTAACGGCGATTATGTGGTCTCGTCAGTAACAGACTCTAATGTATTTGTGATTGTCTACCCATTTAGTGATACGACAGCAGGATATTGTGATGTTTCAAACCTTCAACCACATGAGTATGTCGGGACCTGGCTTTTAGAACCAAGTGATCAACCTGTTGGCAAAGGTTTACAAACTTTCTACAAAAATTTTGAAAAAGAATCAATCAAATTAAAAGAAGCAGCTGAGAAATATGTGCTCGATAGGCAATTTTTTGGCTGGGCTGGAACGCAAAACATCACAGGGCAGAACAATAATCCTGAAGATGTTGCTGACTTCAGAGCTTCGGCACCTTCGATGTTATTGACAGACGATATCAGACGTAACGCTCAAGGTTTGCTTGACCGATCAGGTACTGTTTTTAACACAACTAGCAGGTTTGCGCAGCTGGTGAACAAGCTTTTTAACTTACAACCTGAGGTAATTGAGAACGCAAAGTTTGGATTGATTGACCAACCTTTGAGTGAGTACACCGATGAATTTGAGCAAGGTTTTGTGGAGGGAGGAGAATATCTCAGTGGTATTCCCACAGAAAGCACAGCATCCGTTGTGACGATTGAAGCTAGTACTTACAGCCCATTGACTGATCAAGATAGAATAGTTGATGCTGGTGCATACATCAATACTTAAATGTCGGTACAAATACTCTCCAGACGCTCCTCAGTTTTAAGAGACCGCCCGTTTCCCACAAGACTTGGTGACGGTGAACTTGCTATCAATACAAATGTAGGAGAGCCAGGTTTATTTTTCAAAGATTCAGGCACTGGTTTAATCAAAGCAGGCCCAACGTTTGTAGGAGCTACAGCACCCAATGCCTCTGGTGTTGGCTTCACGAGTAACAGTAAAGGTGAGTCTTGGCTGGATACAGCAAGTACGCAGATACTTAAAATTAATGATGGAACCAGTTTTAAGACGGTGAAGGCTGTTGTATCAAGAAGTGCAGGCCAGCCTACAAGTCCTGTCGATGGGCAGCTTCACTATGACAGCGCCGCCTCTAATTTTCTTATGTATGACGCAGATGCTGCTGCCTGGGTCACACTCTAACGAGATAGTAAGTGGTCCAGTATTCGGTCAAGCTTGGTGTGCACTGATCCAATTTCACGTCTGAAATCTTCTTTCAGCACATATTCTTTTGTAATTTTGTCATAAAGAGAATCGTAATCCTTTTCAAGACGTTCAAAACGTTTTTCGATTTTCTTGTTAAAATTGTTCAAGGCACGCGAAAGTCCCGTAAAGGCGCCAATGCCACCTGTGATTACAGCAGTTATCAATTCAGGTGACATGCTTGCTTCTCTTATCTATCTATTCTAAAGGGTCAATCAATTTAGAATTATTAATTATAGGGTTGAAATATGGCAACCGGCTATGAGCCCAATGTAGAAGGCGCAATTGCAGTCTTAGTAGACCTAATGACTGCCAATGCCTTCACAATGACTCGGCAACCTTACGAGCCAAACTATCGTGGCCTGGTTGATGCAGTTATCGATCTAAAAGAAGGTTTCCCTGTATTTTCACCAGAAAGGATCGGTTTTGACGCCACCACTTTTGAGTCCGTGGCTGACGGCGACGCACTGTATATGAGAAGTAGTGATGGGCAAGTAGGTAAAGCTCAGGCTGATGGTACACAGGACGAAGCTCTTGTTGTTGGTTTTGCAGATGATGCTGCGGCATCAGGTGCAATTGTAAAAGTACTTGTTGCTGGATTACTTGATTATCCAAGCGCTATCGACCCAGGCGATGTGTACTTTCTCAGCACGACGCCTGGAGCTATAGCCACATCATCACCTACAGGATCTGGTGAATTTGTAGCACGTGTTGGTGAAGGAGCAACTACATCCAAATTTAGCATTCAACTTGAACCTCCAATGAGACTGAACTGATGGCAGGAGTCAGTAATTACAAACCATACTCTTCAAATGCCGAGGGGTTTACTCAAGTACTCATTGACTTGAAAGACACCATGGCAGGTAAAACTGTCTATGCAGTTGCTGGTTTTGGTGCTTTAGCCTTTGAAAATGTGACTCAGGGTGCAGCTCTTTATTCACGTTCTTCAGATGGCAAGGTTGGTTTAGCGCGAGCTGCGGGAACGCTTGATGAAGCTACGGTTGTCGGTTTTGCTCAGACCGCAAAGAATGCAGGCGAAGAAGTTCGTGTTCTTACGATCGGTGTCCTCGCTACTTCTGGTTTAGATGCAGGAGATCCGTTTTACCTTGCTACAGGCTACGGGGGTATAACAGCAACACCACCATCGACAGCTGGACAATATCTAGTGAGAGTAGGTGAGGCGTCTACAACAGCAAACTTAATCATTCAATTAGAACCTCCGATTCTTCTGAGTTAATTTTTACCACTGATAGGATAGATCCATGGCAACAAAAAACTCATTAATCCTAAATTCAGGGTTTATCCAGGAGCTAAACACCTCTTCGGATAAGTTAAATCTTGCTGGAAATAGTACTTCTGATCTGTCTGAAGGCACTAATCAGTACTTTACAAATGCCAGAGCAAGAGGTGCAATATCTGTTACTGATTCCGGAGGCGATGGGTCTCTTGCTTACAATTCAAGCACCGGTGTAATTACTTATACAGGATCAAGTGCAAGTGAAGTACGTGCTCATTTAAGTGTTGCATCAGGATCGGGGCTTACGTATAACAACGGGTCAGGAGAATTTGGTACAAGTGCAATACCTAATAGCCAGCTAGCAAACAGCTCGTTAACGGTTGGTTCGACAAGCATTGCACTTGGTGCCACTGCAACCACAGTTGCTGGTCTTACGTCTCTCACATCCACCACACTTGAAGGTACAACTACCGTACGAGTTGGTGCAGCAGATGCAGCAAACGGAATACTTCTAAATTCCTCTGGGATTACATTTGAAGGTTCTAGTGCTGATGCGAACGAAACAACTATTTCAGTAACGAATGCCACTGCAGATCGTTCAATACTTTTTCCAGATGCCGGTGGCACTGTAGCGCTACTCACCTCTCTAAGCGCAAGTAACAGCGGAACGGGACATGGATCTTTAGCGTATAACAATTCAACAGGTGCTTTTACTTATACAAAAGTTACAGCTGCAAACATAAGAGGTGAAATCTCAGTCACTGACGCTGGTGGGGATGGAAGTCTTGCTTATAACAACTCGACAGGAGTAATAACTTACACAGGGCCGAGTGCTAGTGAAGTACGTGCTCATTTAAGTGTTGCATCAGGATCGGGGCTTACGTATAACAGCTCGACAGGGGAGTTCGGTACAAATGCAATACCTAATTCTCAACTAGCAAACTCCACAGTGACGGTTGGCTCTACCTCAATTGCTTTAGGTAGTTCAGCCACGACTATTGCAGGCTTGACATCAATAACTTCAGCTGCATTAGTGACTAACGATAGTGGCTTTAGAGTTAGAGATGATTCAGACAACACAAAACAACTTGCTTTCGAGTGTTCTGGTATAGCATCCTCGACAACTCGAACGATGACCGTTCCTAATTCGAGCGGAACAATCGCTACAGAAGATTTTGCTACCGCAATTGCAGTTGCATTAGGATAGATCTATGGCAACCCAAGTACAATTCCGCAGAGGCACAACTGTCCAGCATTCAGTCTTTACAGGCGCTGCTGGTGAAGTTACTGTCGACACTGATAAGAATGCATGCGTAATACACGATGCAGCAACAGTAGGAGGCTTTCCTCTTCTCAGAGATGATGGGAGTAATTCTCAACTTGCTTTAGGCTCATTAAGTAGTTGCGCTTTAAAATTTGCCTCTGATCCCAACACCGGAATTATTTCACCGGGACCTGACCAAGTGTCATTCGTGACGGGTGGTGTTGCTAGGCTTACAATAGATTCAGCTGGCGCTATTAGCGTTCCTGGTAATGTCACGATTACTGGAAGTTTGACAGTAAGCGGTGCATTCGATTCATCCGAAAACCTCGCTCTGATTGTCGCCTTAGGATAATATGGCAAACACTTTTAAAATCGACACCAAGTCAAGCCTCGTTACTACGGTAATCACAGATTCCGCAACTAACGTTCTTACTGTAGGAAACACTGCAACCTTGGTTTTGCTTAGCTGTCTTGTTTCAAATAAAGCCAGTAGTAGCGCTGATGTTGATATTTATTTGGTCACAAACACCGGCGACGATGTTTATCTAATTCGTAATGCGCCAGTTCCTGCGGGTTCTACCCTCGAGGTGATTTCGGGATCAAAAATTATTCTTGAATCAAATGATGTACTTAGAGCGCGTAGCAATACGGCAACAGCTCTAGATCTATCAATTAGCTACTTAGAGCAGACTCCTTAATAGGTCATGGGTTTAACAACTAATGAAGCTACAGAATTAGTAAAGGCGTTAACTCTTCGTGTAGAGGAGCTGGAAGCTCTTCTTAATCCTGTCGCAATTCTTTCGCAGGAAGATTCTTCTTGGCGAGTAGTAAGACAGAAAAGGGACGCTCTCTTACGTTCCACTGACTGGGTGATGACCCCAGGCTCTACCATTGATCAGGCCGCTTGGGCTGCATACAGACAAGCACTTCGTGATCTTCCTCAAACTTATCAGGCTGCTAGATTAGAAGATATCAGTTGGCCTGTCCAGCCCAGTCTGTAAAAATTTTAAATGGCTTACATCGGTAACGACCTTGAGGTAGCTTTTCAAAGTTATCTGATCATTGATGATATTAGTTCTTCTTTCAATGGCAGTGTTACAAGTTTTGCCCTACAAGTAGGTGGTGCAGCACCTGTACCTTTACCAATTAACCCCCAGCAATGTTTAATTTCAATCGCTGGTGTTATTCAAGAGCCTGATCCTACAGGCTCATCAGGTTTTAATCTTAGCGGCGGTAATATTGTATTTAGCTCAGCACCATCAGGTGGTGCAAGCTTCTTTGGTGTAATTCTTGCTGGTGCTGATTATGTCAATGTAGGTGTTGATTTCCCGGCAGGCAGTGTCGCCGCGCCCTCTATCACCTTCGTCACGGACAAAGATACTGGGTTCTTCTCAAAAGCAGCTAATGAAATCGGCATTGCATGTGCTGGTACTGAGGTTGGTGTATTTAGTGCGACTGGTCTGAGCAGTGGCTTTGCTGACGGATCTGCTGCTAGTCCAAGCATCTTTTTCACGTCAGATACGAACACAGGCCTTGCACGTCCTGCGTCTGACGAAATTATCATCACGACAGGTGGTGTTGAGCGTGCTTCGTTTGGCAGCGCAGAAATTGTATTTAACGATGCAAGTAATGATTTAGATTTCCGCGTTGAAGGGAATGGTGATGCCAACCTTCTACACATAGATGCAGGTAATGACAGGGTAGGTATCTCTACTGCAACTCCTTCAGCACTTCTTGATGTTGATGGTGGAGACGCCTTAATCCATGAGGTCACTGTTGGCCGTGGAGCGGGTGACGTTGCGACAAACACGGTTGTTGGCAACAACGCACTAGATGCAAATACTTCAGGTTTAAAAAATGTTGCTGTTGGCGCAGATGCACTTGGAGCAAACACCACTGGTGCTAGCAACGTATCCGTTGGTTATCTTGCTCTCGATGCAAACACTACTGCAGATAACAACACTGCTGTCGGCAGATCGGCTCTTACCGATTGCACTACGGGGGGCGAAAACACAGCGTTAGGTAGCAATGCTTTAGCAAACTTAACCACTGGAACGCATAATGTTGCCGTCGGTTATATCGCTTTAGACACAGTAACTACAGGAAACAATAACGTAGCAGTTGGCAATGAAGCACTGCAAAAGAATACGACCGCTGGCGATAATACGGCTGTGGGTTATCAAGCTTTAGAAGAGAACACCACTGGCAGCAGTAACACTGCAGTCGGTTCACAAGCGCTTGATTCAAACACCACTGGTGGCAGCAACAGTGCCTTTGGTAAGCATGCTGGAAAATCAGTTACAACGGGATCTAACAATAGCTTTTTTGGCACATTAGCTGGAGAAAATACAACCACTGCTGATTTTAACTGCGCGTTCGGCCAAGAAGCGTTAGAAGCAAATACAACAGGTGCATCTAACATTGCCCTCGGGTTTAGAGCTTTAGAAGCAAACACCACTGGAGCTAATAACACAGCTACTGGAAGCAGTGCTCTCCAGGCAAACACCACTGGCGTTGAGAACACAGCTAGCGGATACCGAGCCATTTATTCCAACACCACAGGCATTAGAAACACAGCTAACGGAGCCCAAGTTTTATATAGCAACACTACTGGTAATTACAACGTAGCTAACGGATTTAACGCTTTATACGCCAACACTACTGGTTCTGATAACACGGCTAATGGATACTTAGCTCTTACTGCCAACACCACTGGCATTAGAAACACAGCTACCGGAGAAGGCGCTCTCGGATCCAACACTACTGCTGCTAACAACGCCGCTCACGGGTATAGAGCCCTGTATAACAACACCACTGGTGCTCAAAATAACGCCATTGGATACCAAGCCCTTTATACCAATACCACTGGCGCTAACAACGAAGCTATTGGTTACCAAGCTCTTTGGGCTAACACCATTGGTGGTAACAACGTAGCTGTTGGGCGACAAGCTCTTTATTCAAATACCCAATCTGATAACAACACAGCCATCGGGTTTAAGGCTCTCTATAGCAGCGTCAGTGGTGATAGCAACACAGCCGTTGGACGAAAAGCTCTTTACGCAAACACTACTGCTGATCAAAACACTGCCATAGGACAAGGTGCTCTTACTGCTAACACCACTGGATCTGACAATGTAGCTGTTGGATTTAATTCTTTGGTTTATAGCACCACTGGCACGGGAAATGTTACGGTCGGTTCTCAATCTTCTTTTAACAATACTACTGGCAGCTTTAATAGTGTTGTCGGATATAAAGCTTTTTATACAAACACTACTGGCGCTGAATGTGCAGCTAATGGGTATCAAGCTTTATATAGCAACACCACTGGAAGTAAAAACACCGCCGCTGGATGGGCTGCTCTTTATAACAACACCACTGCTTCAGATAATACGGCTACCGGACGTGCTGCTTTGTTTACCAACACAACTGGTCACAGCAACGCAGCCTTTGGAAAAGAAGCTCTTTATAACAATACCAGTGCTATTAATAACACAGCGGTTGGTTTAAGTGCTCTTTATAACGTCACCACTGGCAATAACAACACTGCAATTGGCAAAGGTGCGGGTGTCGCAATTACTACTGGCGCTTCAAATATTTGCGTTGGTTATAACGCTGACGCTGCTGCAAATAGCCAAGTATATTCAATTACAATCGGTACAAGCATTTCGGCTATAGGCGATAATTATTTTACTTTTGGCAGCTCAGGTAACAGGGTCTACAACCAGTTCACATCAAACGCATCGTGGACTCGCAGCTCCGATGTTCGCCTAAAGAAAGACATTCAAACCAATGCTGATTTGGGTCTTGGTTTTATTAACGACCTCAGAACCGTTACTTATAAATGGAAAGCACCGTCTGAGCTTGATAGCGACTTGTACGGCTACGACGCAAGCAAGACCGAAGCTAGCTACACCAACAAGATGTATGGCTTTATTGCTCAAGAGGTAAAGCAAGCCTTAGATGATCACAACGTCACTGACTTTGCTGGTTGGACTGTTGACAATGAAGACATCCAAGGCATCAGCTACGAGATGTTCGTGATGCCGCTGGTAAAAGCTGTGCAGGAACTGTCTGCAGAAAATACTGCGCTCAAAGCTAGACTGGATGCTGCAGGCATCTAACCTCTACTTTTTAACACAACAATGTCCGAAGAAACTTTGACCGCTGCAGAAATTGCCAAAAACTATTCTGCAGCTTTGGATTCCGTCAATCTCATTAATGACTTGATGGACCTGTCCAGCCGTACCGAAGAAGAAACAGCAACAGTTTCACGCAACGTCGAGCATCTTCAGATTATGGTTACTAAGACCTACTGGACGAGTGAAGACCTTGATCCTCTTAATGATGCTGTCACTCGAGGTGGTGCAGCCTGATCGTTTGAACCATCCCTTCAAGGGGTGGTTTTTTATTGACAAGAATAAGACCTTTAGAATAGATCTATCTAGATGTAGTTAGAAAGTGCCTTACATTGGAAAGCAGCTGGTTCGTGGCCAGAACCGTAAGTTAGACGACATTTCCGGTGGCTTTAATGGTAGCCAGACGACATTCACGTTACAGATCGCAAGCCAGAACGTAAGTGTTGGAAGTGCCCTCCAGTTGTGGATTTCAGTTGGCGGTATAATCCAGAACCCTCTCACTGATTTCACCATCGCAGGTAATCAGATTACTTTTACCACGGCTCCTGCAGCCAGCCTTGATTTCTTTGGTGTCATTCAGGGCGACGTAACAGATACTAATACTCCTGGTGATGCGACCGTCACTACTTCAAAGCTTGCAAGTGGGCTTACTGTTAATTTAGCTGACGGTTCAGCTGCTACTTCGTCCCTTCAGTTAGGCGGCACTGATAGTGGTCTGTTCAGTAGTGCAGCAGATAAGGTGAATGTCACCACAGGTGGTGTTGAGCGTTTAGAGATTGGCAGTTCTGAAGTTGTATTCAACGACGGCAGCAATGATGTTGACTTCCGCGTCGAGTCAAATGGCCAGACTCACATGCTGTTTGTCGATGGTGGAAATGATCGGATTGGTATAGGCACGGCGTCGCCTGTCCGTGACTTACAGCTTGGTGATAATACGTCTGCAAGTGAAATAATCTCTCTCCAAACTTCAACTTCCGGCAAAGGCTCCATTTATTTTGGAGATAACACAGCAACTTCTGCTGAATTTGCAGGAATGCTGAGATACGATCACGCTGATAATTCAATGCAGTTTCGTACTTCATCGGTTGAGGCGCTACGAATCGACTCAAGTGGCCGGATGTTACTGGGAACCAGCAGTGACCAATCAGAAAGCGATGCAAACGCTAAAGTTCAAATATTTACCTCAAGCGCAGGTAAGTTACTACTTGGAAGAGAAGATAGTTCAGTAGCTGCTGACGATTTTATCGGAATTATTGACTTTCGTTCAACCGATGGGGGGTCTCAAAAAGTTGCTCGCATTGCTTGTCAAGCAAGCGGTGCTCATGCCGCTAATGACAAACCTGGCCGTCTCGTATTTTCCACCACCGCCGCTGGTGCATCGAGCCCTACGGAGCGGATGAGGATTAGTAGCGATGGGAATATTACTGCTACAGGCACTGCTGAGTTTGGTGGTGTCTTATCAGTAAACCGAACGAGTAGTGGTGACGGTTGTTTTCATGCCAAGCTAAACGGAACAACAAAGGCTTCCATTGCTTCAGACGGCACCGCCACTTTTGCTAGCACAATTATTTCACAAGGGGACGCTGGCGCAGGGGCTAATAATGGATCGAGAATAGACGGACAGAGTGGATTCTCTGCCTCTTTTGATAGTACAGGCTCGTTTATATATAGAGGCTATACGACCGGCAATTCAACAGCTACCTTTTCTGTTTCAGCAGGCGGCGAAGGCTTGTTCAAACAAAGAGTAAAAACTGGTCATGCGGCAGTAAGTGGCACTTCTGTTGACTACGGCATTACTGCTTATTCGAATAGAACAAGTACAGGTAATACATCTACTGTATTTGCTCAAAACTTTAACGCTGGTGGACGCACTTTCTGTGGAGTAAACTCTTCTGGAACCACTACTTGTTCAATCCTAGGTAACGGAAACGCGACATTTGCTGGGTCTCTTTCTAAGGGGTCAGGCTCATTTAAAATCAGCCATCCTTTACCTGCTAAAGCCGAAACGCATCATCTTGTTCACTCTTTTATTGAAGGACCGCAGGCTGATCTAATTTATCGCGGTTACGTTGACTTAGTTGATGGTCAAGCAACAGTTAACATTGATACTGCAGGTCGTATGTCAGAAGGCACATTTGAAGTGCTTTGTACCAACGTTAGTTGTTTTACAAGTAACGAATCTGATTGGATCGCTGTTAAAGGTTCAGTCACAGGCAATGTGTTAACAATTGCCGCTCAAGATGCAACAGCAACAAGCAAGGTGTCTTGGATGGTTGTTGGCGAACGTAAAGATCAGCACATGATTGATACCGACTGGACTGATGCCGCTGGTCGCGTCATTACAGAACCTGAGAAGGTTGTTGAAGCAGTGGAAGAAACAGAAGAATGATTAGCAACCGCCCCATGGCAACGTGGGGCGCTCAAGTTACACTCGAAGTTGAGGAGTGTCTACCAAAAGTTGACAAAATAGTTTTGATTTATAATTTGTAAAGGCACTTTAAGCGCATGGCAATCACCACTACTTGGTCCATTAACACTCTCGATAGAGAGGTTTCAGATGGATATGTCTATAACGTTCATTATTCTGTAACTGCTGTCAGTGACGCATTAGATTCTGAAGGTCAAGCTTATTCTCAAGGTGCTTACGGAAGCGTCGGTGTCGAGCGCCCCGAAGGTGAACTTATCGCTTATGACTCTTTGAATGAAGAGACGATTATCGGTTGGGTGCAGACTGCTATTGGTGGTGCCGATAAAGTTACTGATATTGAAAATGCTCTTGAAGCCGCCCTCACCGAGAAAATTTCTCCAACAAAACTCAGCGGTGTACCTTGGTGACTTTAATTTTTAGGCTGGCAATCACAGTACTTGCGCTTTTTCCCAATCTGCTGATCGGTTACGTCTACTTAAATAAAGACGCGATCATCAAAGAGCAAAAGGAGGCGTTGATGGAGAGCATCGGCGGCCAGCTAACAAGCCAACTTAGTGCGCAGACAAAAAACTTGACCGGCAACATGGACTCCATGTTTTCCGATAAAATAAAGCCGGAGATGACTTCTCAGCATCAAAGTCAGCTGAAAGTTCTTCCTAAACAGACTGGACCAGCTATCCCAATGAGGTGATGCCTGAGATACCTGACATAGGTATCAATAAAATCAACACCGTTCAGGTTCATTCTTGGATGGTGCTTCCTCCTGTTGTGAACACAATTGAGGTGCCTGTTACTGTCAATATCGGAACACCGATTGTTTTAATGCCCGGATGTGTAGAGTCACACCCTTTATCAAATAGATCTAATTCGATTCAAAAGGATGACCAGAATGGTGTCAAGACTTACTGCGACTCAAATGCACCATCTTTTACTCCTCTTGACTACTCACCACAAGATTTAATTTATACCGTAGAGACACCTGCTCCAGCTTATAAACCACAGCCCCCAGAAGTTCCTGCTACTCCAGAGTTACCGACGAATTTACCTAAGCCAAAGCCGCCGATTACACAGAGTACTCAAGAACCGCCTGCAGAGCCTGCTAAACCAGTTTCAGAAACCGTCCCGACTCAGCCAGTGGAGACAAAGACAACCGTGATCGATTTCCTGCCTACACCGCAGCAGGTAACCACGACAGCTTCGATCGCTATTGTTGCGACTTCAGCGGCCCTCCTAGCAAAGCCGCTTGCCGACTTGCTTCTAAAGCTGGTGAAGCCTGTTGTGAAGAAGACCCAGAAGAAACTGTTTGACGTACTTGGGAAGAAGACAAAGGTTGACTCAGTCCGTGAGCGTGTCCTTGCTCAGCGGGATCGGAATCGTGCTCTTCTGGCGCTAAGACGGTCGTTAAAGAAATAGGGTGCACATGAGGAGACACAGTTTCATTGGGCATTTTCACCACAATGTCCGCACATATTTTTGCAAACTGTGAGCCAGGACGAAACGTTATACCTTGCTTAGCTAATACGCCACAATTTTTAAGACGCGCAATTTCAAAATCAAGCCTTCGATTGGCCAAGGTTTGTTCTTGTATTGCAATCTGTGCATTTGCAGCTCGCTTACATCTTGATTGAAGACCTCCGTCAAGAGGTATAGAAAGCGTTGCAGAGAGGCCAGCATTCCAGCTAAAATTATTTTTTTGACCTGTCCTTACTGGCTTGTAATACAGGACTTTCCCAGGGTTGTCTAGTACTCCATCGTCATTTAAATCACTGGTGTCATAGACAGGGTCATTGTAATAGTCTTCGAAAGGCTGTTGAAATGAGCCAGTCCGTGTCATAAACGGTGTGACATTAAGGGTCGGCCCTTGGCATTGAATACCAGCCCCATAAGTATTAGTGATATAAGGTCCTTGAAGTACCTGAATAGCCTGATTAGTTACGCTGCCGCTGCTGTTAGCAATTGGGTTTGCAGTGGCGCTGACACCTCCGACATCAGCTGCCCATGAGGGTGCCCCAAGCAACGACGCTATCCCTATTGCGAGAAAATGGATGTACTTTCTGTGACGCTTCTTATCTCTGTAGATCTGTTTACAATCGTGTGATTTGCCAAACCAGGAGCCTGTAGCGTCTCGGTAAATTGAAATCCCTTGGTGTTGTCGATTATTGACCAGCTTGGCTTGTTTGCAGCATCTAGTGTTGTCCATGTGCTGGTAACGCCATTAAGAGTATTGCTATTTCCAGATGTTGTGGAGGGCGCAATACTGTTTCCTGTGTTCTTTATATTAGTGCCGGTCACGGAGTATTGGTAGCCCGTGTTGTAGTCCATAGAATTTATTACCTCAGTCACGACAGAAGTTGTTTCTGTTTTTTGGGTCAAACTACCTTGCGTGAAGTTAGGGACAACAGGCACTGAGTAGCCAGGCTGCACTAATCCATGAAGCAGTCCTAGGATAAAACCTAGAGCAATTCCCTCATGTAAACGGTCCATCTATCGGACAGTAATTTCGCTTACGTGTTGTCCTGTAGCCGTTGTTCCAGCTCCACCTGCGGTCACAGAGACTGCACCTGCAGATGTGATGGTTCCAGCCAAGCTTCCTGCTGTCCCAGCTGACGTACTCGTCACACTGGAGAAGTTTGGGACAGCTCCTACGGTTGGAGCAGAGCTTGGAACTGCATCCCCTGCGATATAGGACTGACTAAAAGAGAACGCACTACCAGGCGTATCTTGCGTAGCAGCGATAGTTCCTGGCGCATACACACCTTGAGTTATTGTTCCGGCTGAAATAGTATTTGCAGTTGTGCCATCCGTAGTATCTACACCATTGCCGCTGACGGAAAACGAGGAGCCTAGCCTCATTGCGTTCGTTGCGGCGGCGTCAACAGTCAGCTGGACTGAGCTTTGTAGTTTGTGGGTAATATCAGCGTAAGCAGGTGCTCCCGCAAAAGCGATAATTACAAGCAGCCTCCACATAAAAAAACCTAGTTTGTATATTGATCTTAGTAGGAGCACATTCAGTATAAAATGTTGAGATGAAAGATGATGACTCACAGTTCTCTTTTAAGGATCTTTTGGCGACTCTCGTCCCTGCTGGTGTCCTTTCTTGGGCTCTTGCAATGTTGACTGCAAGCTACATGGGTTATGCAAAGATTGATGCAGCGTTCATTTCATCCTTGGTGACGTCAGTCTTGGCTGTGTATGGAGTCTCTAGAAAAGATGATAAAGATACCAAAAAATCTGAAAAAAAGTTTACAATTGAGTCAAAGGATCAGACACCTCCAGCTAAATGATTTTAGGTCGGCCAGGTGCTTCTATTGACCTAACCTCGATCAGTAATACAGAGCTTCTAGAGGAGCCGAGGCGTACTGAGGATTTGGCGCCAGACCAGTATGCTCTTGTCCTTAAGGACAGACATCTAAAGAATTGCTTTATTCTCAATACTTCAGAAGGTTATACAAAGATAAGGACAGTGATTGGACCCTGGTGGATTAAAAATCAGGACTGGATCGATAGCAACATACCGACGGCAGCCCCTCCGTATTTGGAGTCAGAAGGTTTCAGGTTTTTGCCAGACACCCCTTACATCCACCACCCATACAACGGAGTAACTGACGCTGCGAAATCTCTATCCTGCACTTTAGGGGCGTGCCTCCTTCAGCAAAAACTCTTTAATAATGACACTTATGAAGAGTATGTAAGCAGGGTTGGCAACTATGGTGATTCTTCAAAAGCCACCACACACCTTGATATCTTGCGCGAGATGGGTGTTCCCATGAAGTTCGTCAGAGATTTAGATGAAAGTGACATTAAAGAAACGATTGATCAAGGTCTAAGCATTCCTGTAGGGCTTGTAATTAAAGGTACACCTGAGAAACCACGCGGATTTACGTATTGCATTCTTATCTACGGCTACAGCGACACGCACTGGTTAGCACATGACTCAATTGGTCGGGCTGACATCCAAAGGGGTTTTTGGGTTTCTAATGAAGAGGGCAGTGGTAAAGCGGTGACATATGACATTGAAGAGTCTCGTAATCGTATTTTTTTTGGTGGCGGTTGCAGTGCCTTTGGATGGCTGAATTGCCGGAAAAATTAAGCTATACTTATTTCGAATCGTCCAAACAAGATGGAAGAGATTTTTTCAGACACAGAGAAACAGCTGGTCAAGCAGCAGGAAGAGCTTGCTGAATTCATCAAAACTGGTGAGGCTGAGTTAATGCGCAATAAAGAGCTTTACCTCAAAGTCACTGGAGCACTGGAGGGTGTGGCTATTGTCCGTGGACGTGTTGCTGCACTTGAAGAAACTCCTGTAGAAGATTTCGATCGTTAAGATGTTGAAAGACATTAACAAAAACCGATACAATGCGCTCTGTTTAGTGGCAGACCACATTTCACCGCCATCTCGTGAAATGCGGTTAGATGCAATCATCAGAGACGTCCCTGACGAAGACTTGCGTTGGGTGCTGGATAGATTGCACTACTTCCTGCTTAAGATTATTGAGGATTCTGATTATGATCCTGCAGAAGATATAGAAAATTTAAATTTAATCGGATTAATTGATTAATTAGTTCATAGCAAAAGTACAAGTGTGTGCAGCATAAAGTTTTGACAAGGTTGGAATGCTGGACGTGTTTCATTGCGAGCAAGATCTTTTAGCCAATCTCATTGTCTTAACCCCAAAACTTGCAAGGCGCAAATTTAAACTTTATATTTTTGCTTCTTGGGATTGGGCTTGTGCCTACTGCGGTAAGCATCTAACGCAAGACACCGCAACCATTGATCACATCCTATCAAAACACAAGGGTGGTCACAACATTAGATCAAATATGTGTTGTTGCTGCTCGTCGTGCAATAGATCAAAAGGCTCCATGTTACTGGACGAGTGGTACACTGAAAATAATATTCATTTTACTGAAGAGAGATCAGTTAAAATCAAGGAGTGGTTAGAGCAAAAACCAAACTCTATAAAGCTACCAAGCACAGATTCCCTTCAAACATATATTGATAATGATTTCTCCATCAGCTGGATATCAGTCTGAAGAACAGTTTCTTTCAGACTTTCTTGAGCGCATGAAAGAGAAGCGGGTTCCTGGGCCTGGAGACACTGCGCTGAGGGGAGAAGTGCGCAACGATATTATCGGTAAGGTCGAAAGAGGCGTTCTGAAGGTCTGATATGGCTGATAGAGCAAAAGCAAAGAGGCTTGCTAAGGAGCAGATGAAATGCAACAAGCCGAAGCGGACTCCCGACCACGACACCAAGTCCCATGTAGTGAAAGCCTGCAAGGAAGGTGAGGAGAAGATTATTCGTTTCGGTCAACAAGGCGTAAAAGGTGCGGGTAAAAACCCTAAAACAGCTAAAGAGAAGGCGCGTAAGGCTTCTTACTACGCCAGGCACGATGCGCAGGATTCGAGTCCTGACAAGATGTCAGCTCGTTACTGGAGCCACAAGGTTAAATGGTGATCTGATATGAAAGACAAAGTTGAAAAGGTAATGTCTGAGTTCAAAGCAGGCGAACTTAAATCCAGTAGTGGTAAAAAAGTGACAAATCGCAAGCAGGCTTTGGCTATCGCACTAGCCATGAAACAGAAGAACCAATCAAATTAAGGCCCAGCTGCGCCACCATTTAGTGATCACGTACTTATTACCTTGTTTTGGTGGGAAGGCTTCGTGCATTGTTTTAAAATTTGGAATACCATTTTTGTAAAGATTATTCCACGCAAGAAGCAGACCGCGCTTGGGCTTGACTGTGAGTTTTAAGTGCTTAAACCACGTCTCTCCACCTTCTTCAACATCGTTTAGATATATCATTGTTGTCCAAGTTCTTTGCCCCATCCATTCGCAATAAATTTTATATTCTGTGGTCAAAGGATCAAAGAAATCCCAATGCTCTTTGAAATATTGGCCTGGCTCGTACTTTTGAGCTTGTATGGCCTCACCGAGAAATGGTTCTAATCCCATAAACTCACTAATTTTTTTATCTAGTTGTAAGTAAAAATCGTTATCAAAGTAGTGTAGATCAGCGGTCGTGCTTGTCCGGTAAGAACTGACACAGTTGCTGTCTGTCTTGTCAGACACTGTGGAAGGCCTAAGATTTTGGTTCATAAGGTCAATCAGATCAGAGCATTCGGCTTCACTTAAAAAATCTTCCTGTTTATAAATCTGTGTAAATGGATAATTTATTTTTTTTGCTTTTTTAGTTATCGGGCAATCGTAAAAATCTTTGTGTCTAATGCTTTCGGGCTTAGTTTTTAATGAACAGAGGTCAAGGGCTTCATTTATATATTCTTCGGTACAGCCGTATTTTTTTGTAAGTGTTCTCAGCAGTTGTGTCTTGCTGACGCCACCAATAGCTGCAGTGAGTAATTCACGTTGAAATCCAATATCGTCCATTGTCTCGGAGGACCCTTCGTACAATATAGAGGGTACTTGAGTTTAAAACTATGGGGCTTTGCGTCGTAACGTTCACCGTGTTATTCGCAGGCGCCTATTGGACGGCTCGAAATACCCTTAAGAAATGCAGCTCAAGTCATGAAGTCCAGATCAGCCGAACGCTTTCTCGAAGAATACGTAAAGGACGCTGGATTAGGGCTTGAAGCAGCTGATGTCGACCCTGGCCGCCTAATCCCGAAAGAAATCAGGGACCTACGTGAGAATGCAGTCACGAACGTCAGACCTGATCTGCTTGTCAGTTAATTCAGCGCTGGTAAGATAGATCCAAGGTAGGTAATTACCATGGATGCATTAGAGCTTCCCGTGGACGTTGAATTTCAAATCCACGCAGCATCTCTGGCCATTCAAGGCCTGGATCGAGATGAGTTAGAGGAAGCATTTATCGAAATGCTTCATCAAAAAGCTCTTGACCGTCAGATGTTCCTAGGCATTCTGAAAGACCACGGTATCGACGCCGATATCAAGTTCAACTTCTCCACTATTGGACAAATCTCTTAATAGCCATGGCTGATCGTATTGTTACGGGTACTCTTGACACATTCTCAGTCGACTCTGGAAGTGACGTCACTTACAAAGGTGCAGGTGTTGGTAACAATACCGGCCTAAGTCAACGTGCTTTTGAAGTAAACCCCAGCACCACAGGCGACATCACTGTTTCTTTAGACCGTTCCGCCGGTGTCATTTCCATGGAGATCTTCCAGGATGATGACCACTCAGCTGGTTCAGCTCCCACCGGTTATAAGAAGGCATTTAATGTCGCACAGGCTGGGAAAGGCAAAGGCGCAGTCGGTGTGACGGTGACAAATGCCACCAAGAACTACATTGTCCTCTTGAAGCTGGATGGTTATTCTGAAGTCAGCTACATCGCTAAGGTTGTCGTCCCGTAAGAAATCACGTGTTTGGAAAGAACACCCTTTTCTTACAGAAAAAGGAATTCAATTAATCAAGATATATACCCCGCCCCGTACTGCTATCGGTATGGGGCGTTTTGCTTCTTACCGAGAGTATGGTGAGAAGTTTTGGCGAGTCGGCTATGGTAGTCAGCAGGTGTTCGGTCGTGCAGTTTCGATGCATGACAAACTTTATACCAACGAGATTGAGGAGCAGCTTGAAAAAGATCTGCAGACCTTCTCTGATCAGGTGCAGCAGTACGTTTACGTGCCCCTCAACAAAAACAGGAAGGCCGCTGTCCTAAGTTTCGCACACAGTCTTGGGATTTTAGGTTTCAAAAACTCTCGTTTATTGGAGCTGATAAACAGCCACGCAAGCAAAAGAGAGCTAATTAAGGAGTGGAGCCCTTATATCAATAAGTATTGGCTATCAGGAGGTGAACTGATGAGGGATAGGCGTCGCACAGAATTAAATACATATTTTTCTGCAGACGTCAAAATGCCTTCATTTGTACGGCATGATTGCCACACGTCAGTTTGCCTTTTAAATCTGCCGGAGACTTACACAGGGTCTCCTTCTCAAATTAAGGCGGTTGAGTATTTGGAAAAGAAAATTAAGGATTGGGATCCTTCTGGTCATGTGATTCGTCGTTTCTATCGACTTTGGTCCACTCCACCTCGCGGTTTAGGTAATCAAGAGCGTCCGGGTCAAAATGTTTCAGAAGATCAATAGCGTCAAAAATAGCCAAGTCAGGCGTGTAAGCAGCTATGAAATCTTCATACTTCATTTTTAGAGTTTTGGGCTAAAGCGATTTTGAGAAGCACGAGGTAGCCAATCAAATCAATGATGACGTCTTCATCTTCGTCAAGAAGACCCGCGCCTTGTTGTATACGATTAAGTTTATCGTCAATCCTCACAAGAATCTGCTCGACACTATCGGATTTACTAAAGATTCGAACAGGTTTGAGCGCTGAATTACCATACTTTCGATTTTTATAAATCAACAGCTCTTTTATGTCATCACAGATCAAACTGATTTGAGTTTGTGTTTCGGTGAGGGTCATTAGAATAAAGGGATGAACGACCAATTAAGCCAAGCATACGATATCGATAACCGGCGTGCAGGTAGTTATACTGTTAAACCCGGACAAGACATCTCTGCTACCGACAATGAAAGTGCGAAAAGCTTTCTTAAAAGGTTTGTAGAAGCAAAAAAAGACAGTGAGGCATTGAACGTAAAGGCCTCTAGGGCTAACGATAATAGGTTTGTTTTTGGTGAGAGAACACCTTTTTCTACTGGAAATATTGGTTCTTTCAGAAATCTATTCAGAGCTACCGGATAACTCTTCCGATCGTTGAAAAAATAGACTCAAATTTGTCAATTTGAGAGAAGCCTAGATCTGTTGGTGGCAAATAAGCAAAATATCCCCAGTACATAGGTGATTTAAGAGTGAAATACTTTCTACCATGGATCAGATGCGCTCTGTCTTTTGGGAAACATAAAGGAAAATCCCAAATCTCAGGGCAGGTTCTGAGCATTTCTGGATAGGTTGTATAAAAAAGTGCTTCGGGAATATTCCTAAGCTTCCACTCCCTGACTAGACGTCGAAACCAGATGACTGAAGGTGCTTTGGATACACTGCCTCCGCGTGGGCTCCACCGCCAAGTACCACGTTGTTTGCTGTACGTACAACGTCCGTACGTCGGAGGGAACAAATAGGTCTTGCCCGTCCAGGGTGCCTCAACATTAAGTCCGTCATCATCAAGGGTATAAATCTGTTTTGCACGAAGAAACTGCTGATTAGCATCGTGTGTACTACAGGGATCTAAATCTAGATCTCCAAGCAAGGCGTCAATCAAAGGCAGATAGTCACAAGGAGTCAACCAATCCTCGCGGATGTGGCCGATCTTCCCATAGACATTCCTAAGCGAACGCCATTTTGCTCTGTGCTTCACGAGATAAGAAAATTACTATTTTCTTCATCGTGGCGATAGTGAATGAGTGCCAGCTCGGTATCATCTTGAACCAAGAAAAGCGACTCTTTATTCGGGTCAATCTGCTCAGCCCTACGGATTGCACCTTGGAAGACAGAGGAGACACTCTCTTGATCACGGTAATCTTCCAAGGCATTGATAAGTGCGTCTACACAGAGATAGAACATACTATCTTTATCATTGGCGGCTGGTTTAAACACGAGCACACCAGGGCCTTCTGCATTATAAAACTTTCCATAGTACTCACACATATCAGAGCAGATGCGCTCGATTGTGAGCTTCATGAGTGTTTCTTCTGTCTCACCCGTAGTGCTCTGAAGAAGTTTGGTGAGAAGTTTGTTACGACGGTTTGACATAATGTTCCTCAGATAAACCAGTTTAGCAAGTTTTTTCAGCGGGCACTTCGGTTTTTTCCTCCTCAAGCTTGATGAAATTACTGAGTCCAGAGCGTTTGAGAGTCTCTAGTAGCTTAGGAAGCGGTTTATACAACACAACTGCTTTTTGCATGTTGCCAATCTTTTTGATCAATTTTCCATCAGCATCTCGCAGTTTGGTCAGTTCGCCTTGCCTGATCAGGTATTCCGCCACACAGCGGTAGCGCCTTTTCTCAGCAAGATTAATTTCGGGATACCGGTCACAGATGGTGCTGATCTTCATATCACTGAATGTAATTCGAATCTGATCAGCAAGAGACAGTCCAAGTACCAGGTCAGATGTGCTTGTTTCGTATCCGCAGACCAGTTCTAAGTAGCGTCTTAGGTCAGTTGTCTCAAAGCTGCCTGAGGGAGGTATAAACATCTCTACCTGCTTGACCAGAGACGGGACTAAAGCTGTGGCGTAATTTTCTACTGTGACAGTACTGATATCTAAATCAGCAAAGCGATAGCTCTGATATGAGTTTGCAGTCGAGGGCGTCGGTTCGAACTGAGTCCTATTTAAAACGTCAAGCCAGTCCTCCTGATTTTCCGTCATTGGAGAACGTTGTCTAGATTAATCTTAGCGAATTTTTTTTGTTCGTCCCATTGACGTTGGTGCTCAAGAATTAGAACCAATTCGCGGTATTCACGGAGCGGGTGAAAGTAGTCTTTGAATTTGATGGATTTAAACCATTGAGGCCCGTGTGTCTCTGAAAGTCGTTTCTTAGCTTTTTCCGTGTCCCCACCATAGTTTTCAGCTTCCCATAGTGCCTTTGCAAGGTTCTTCTGTTGATTTGTCATCAAGCTAAGTAGCTCATTCGTGGACAGATCTGCTATGAGCTCGCTAAACTCATGAATAAAAGGGTATTTATCAAAATGCGCCGCCACATCACTTACGCTGAGTTGCTGCTGGTGCTGATTCTCGCTCCTGTCGGCGTTTATACTGCCCAAAGTGTTTACGGGTTTGTGACAGATAGAATCAGTATAGAAATCAGAATGAAATAAAACAATGGGGAGTAAGCCAGCGCCTCCACCACCACCGACAATTGTGATGCCTACTCCTACGGCACCACAGCTGTATCGGACATTAATTCCGCAAGAGAGCTATCAAGACGTTGCTGCTTTCGGAAAGCGACTTGATGAGCAAATTCTTTCCTTGCAGAAAGATCGAGAGACTGAAGTCGGTACTTCGGCTGAGCTGGCGGAGCGTATGCGTGGGCGTGAGATGCAGGAGCGAGCTTCTTACGCAGCATCGTTGCCTGGACAATTCAAGGATCCAGGAATTATGGAGGTGGCTCGTGATAAGGAGGGGCGACCGATTTCTAAAGGCTCGGGTACGGTGAATTTACAGCAGGGGTCAGATGAAGCCCAAAAAGCTGCTTTGACCAACGTTGATCAAGCTAAAAAAGCTTTGCAGAAAGCAACCTCTCAGAAGGGCCAGACATCTGCTTCTCTTGTTGATCCAAGTGTGTTTGATCCTGAATACGCGAAACGCAAAAACGACATCTTCAAGGTCACCATGCCTGAAGACAAAGCTTGATCTCCTTAGACGCTGCCGAAATCGAGAGCGGAAGCGACTGTTGCTGACGCTAGACCGAAATCAATAGATTCATCAACGATTTCGTTGACGAAACGCCAGTCAACTACGGATACGTTTATAGAGATTGAATAATTAGTTTCTAAAAACCTAATATCGTTTGTAATAAGAAACAAATATTCCCCGGGATCAAGCCGTGTGCTTGGATAATCTTCTAGGCGAAGATTCTCCTGGTTGTAATCAATTGAAGATTCAGGTGATACATAACCCTGGTTGTTAATAGGAAGTTCTTCTCTTCTACTGCCGTCTTCAATTTTATAGAACGCTAAAAGAGTATTTCTGTTTGTATCTTGGGTGTAACTAAACTGACTGAAATTCTGTGTGAATTGAATTGATCTGGATTTGTTAATCCTGATTTTATAAAAAGTAGTAGTTTTACGTGATAGCCCCCCGTGGGAACCATTTAGTGTGATCGAGCGGAATACAGAAGAGAAATCGCCCAGATCAATAGGAGTATAAAGGCTATCTCCAGGCTCCGCAGGGAGTGGATCAGAGCCGAAGTAGGAGGTTGGGCCATAAGCAGTAGGCCCTGTACCTCCGGTAGGGTAAGCTTCAACAGTTCCAAGGTTTGCAAAGCCTGAGTTATTGGGGATTGTCGTCAGAAATCTTGACATCTTCAGTCATTAATCCTGTAAAGAGACCATTAGTCCTTCCAGACGATTGATATTTTTCTTCCATCATTATAACCCGCTCAGGATATACCCCCTCGCAAGCCTTCGTTTCAATTAACTCGTAGTTGAGGTTATTGATCATGCAGCGAAGATCTAATTCAGCCTCCTCGAAATCATCGTGCCAGGAAACACTCCAGGTGAGTTCACCCCCAATATTGACAAGAGCGCAATAATTTTTTTCAGGAAGGTGGTTGTTGCTGGCCACCACCATCACCTCTTTGTGTGCTGGCTTCTTTGAAGTGGCTAAAGATGTTGACATAATTCAACTGAATCGTTTCAATTTTAGACGGCTCAAGTACATCGTCAAGTCCACGTGCCTCTAGATGCAGCGGGTTGCAACAGAATTTTTCGCAGCCTTTTTTGGTATGAATTCTGTACTTACCTACAAATCCTCTACTCAGCCAAAATGCAACGCGCATCGCTGATTGCGTGGCGCCGGAGTGCACAGGTGAAGGACAGTAGGCGACAGATTCCGTACCACCTTTCTTGGTTGCGCCTAGCCAAGGCCAACATTCATCTGGACCGCGTACATCGACCTGGTCCCAGAAGCGTTTAACGGTCCAATACCAGCGATAATCGAACCTAGTGACATCGACGGTACAGCGCCCCTTCTCGAGCTCCTCGAGGCAATCCAGGCATTCGCCCATGTGGCCGAATCGACCTTTATGTCCCTCGGTGCCGTGTCGGTGCCAGGGGCACTCCTTTTCATTTGTCATGTGGTAGTCGAGCTCGTAGCGACGAACCTCGTCAGGATGACTGGACGAGAGCTGCTGGAGGACTGCATCCAGCGTTTCCCAACCCTCGCTGAGGGTAAAGGGTTGGTCTTTTTTTTGCAGGGAATCGAATGTGATTCCAACACGTATCTTTCGCACCCTCTGATAAGGAATCTTAAGACGTCTGGAGATCTCTGTGCTTGAAAGCCACTCGTCAGCTGTGCGTATTTTTTCGACAACCTCAGGAGTAAGAGAGTCGCCTTTTCTTTGATTCGTTTCCAGGCGTACGTCCGCCATTGTCCCGTAGTAATAGTGAGAGGGGTTCAAGCAGTACTTGCAATTGCATGAGTGCTTCCTGACAATCACACGATTTATTTCATCGGGAAACTTACCGACCATGGCCAACAAAAAAGGCCTGGCGTCCAAAGTTTTATAAAACAAGTGGTTTCGCTTGCTGTTGATGAACCCTGAAAAAATGCTGTGCCTGGACTTACTGATGTCCCAGCAAGCGTCCTTGCCCACCAACCTCATGAAAATTTGAAAAGCTTTTGCGAAGACCACGACGTCCGGTGGAATCAGACCGTTGTTGCGGAAGAATTTCAGGGTTTCCATTAGGGGGAGAGTCTGCAGGAGCAAACCCTAACGACAGAGCCAAGTCATGTCAATGGATCTCGGTTTATCTACCAAAGATGAATTTAAAAGCGTCTTTTAAGTTCTTTTTATAGAGAGGGGGCCTAGGTCATTGTGCGTTCATTTTTTATCTCACAATCACCTAGACCCCTTTCCTATACGTCTAAATAAAAACCCGGTTCTAAAACTATGTTTGGTAGATAACTGGTCAAACCTGCTGTGCCGCAATGCATTTCCGCGACGAGGCTAGCGGATTTTGGTGTCCACCCTCTAGAAATTAATACTCTCGTCGAACGTTTTAGCGGGCTTGTGGTTGTAGTAGTCCTCATATACCTGAGCTAATTCCAACGCACGATCAATGCATGTGTCGTAAGTACACAAACCACCCGAGGGAGAACATGTTCTGTATTCCTTGCTATTGAACTCTTGATGTATCAACATAACAGTCGAACCTTTCGGGAAAGTCTTGATAAGTTCCATTGATCTGCTAGTCAGTGTTACTATTGTATAAAGGATATTTCTGTACGATTAGGTAAATGCTCCCTTTTGTAATGCCAGCTTTGTACGGAGCAAAAGCTATTTCTACGGGATTAGCAGCTTTAGGCCTCGGTGCAACTTTTTTACCACCTGCAATTGACTTTGCTAAAAATTATGCAAAGAAGGGCCGTACAAAAGGTCAATCACGTATGAGTCAATTCGGAGGCACTGATTTTACAGTTTTACCAGGCGGAAGCAATTTTGAAGAAGGTGTGCGTCCAGGAGATATTGATAGACAAAAGATCACAACAGAAACTTCAACACCTTTAACATCGCAGCAGTTTGATAATACTCTTGAAGGTCAGTATCAACGTTACTTCCAAACTCCTGAGTTTAATAATGTATTCGGTGCAGGATCAAGAGGTAAGGGAGCGCCTCAAGATGCATCTGCAATGGAGGAACTAGGGAATCAGCTCCGAGCACCTGAGACAGATACCAACATTGCATCGATGTACGCATCACAAAGTGCTTTGGGCCGTGTTAATCAGGATGAAATCCAGAATATGTATGCGGGAGATAAAAATATGCAGGCTTGGGCCAAGGTGAATCCAATGCTTGCTCAACGTGAGTTAATTAAGGAGCAAAGGCGCCAAGCTGACATACCTGATAACACCATGTTTGACACTGGTACTGCTGTAAGAGGTGAAACAGCTGGATCATTCGAACAACAGAAACAGTATGGAGCGGGAAGTCCAATTTCTAAATCACCAACAGAGTTCGACATTTCTCCAACAAAGGAAGAGGATTTTGCAAAAGAGTTTGCGAAATCAAAATTTGGAAGTTACTTTAACTAATCATGATGTACAACCCCGCAGGATTCGACCCACAGGGTCTTGATATGAACGCTGAACTAGGTGATCCACGTCGCCAAGAGAAGCTACCAGGTGGTTATGCCACACAAGGGCAGGCTGTCAGTGCTCCTTATGCTGAGGCCAACATTAAAGCAGCTGAAAAAACCAACCCTATGAATGCTGCTTCCCAGGAGCCTGGCAAGATGTTTCTTGCTGGCTACATTCAAAACGCTTTAAGAGGCTAATCATGTTTGATTCAGGTTTACCAAGCTATTTCTTCCAATCAGGGGATGAGGAAGGAAGTCCTGAAAAAGATTTTCTTTCAAGTTTTGCTGCTGATCGTTTTTTTAAAGAGAAGGGTGATTATGAAAATAGGATGAGAAGCCAACAACGCAAGACTGATCTTTTAGATCCAATGTTAGGCGGTATGAATAATTTATTTGCGAGTGGTAATCCTGGAGGAGCCCTGTCTGCAGGCCTTACAGGAATAGCTGCTCAGGGTATCGGCAATTTAGCGCGTGATCTTTTTCGTTAATTATGGGTGACAACGACTTTCCAGCCGTGATGGCGAATGGAGATTTTCTTCAAGGTTTTATGAAGAAGAGGGGAATGATTTCCGAGCAAGAGACGGGGAAACCTGCACAAACGTTGGCTTACGCTTCACAGCAAATGCTTGGTGGGCCTGAAGTTACACAGGTGACAGCGACGGAGGGGCCACTTTTGGCCGAGATGCCTCGCTACGTGCGAGGTAATTTCGCGCCACCTGGAACAATAATTAAGGCACCACATCTTGATTCACCCTTTATGGACGAACGTATTAGACGTGGTTTTGTACCTATAACCCCGTCACTACCTCGAGGAGGATCCGGGCCACAGTTACCTGGGTTTGTCTGATTCCATCGTAAATATACAGTCCATATAGGCCCGATAAAAGCCGTTTTTAAGTGTGTATAAATCTTCCTGCTCTTGGGGATTGCCACCCGGCCAATTTTTATGAGCATCTATAAGCAGATTGAGCAGAAGTTTTACAGCTCGCCCATTTAATTTTATGCTGACCTCGTGTTCCTCGAAGGTCATCAGTCAAGCGTTCTAAGCACGGTAAGAGGTGAAATTTTCTGTACCGGATCCTTATTTCCTTCAGTAATCGCTTTTGCTCTTAAATAGTAGTCATTATCAGTAGCACCTAAATCCTCAAGATGCTTTGCGATCTTCTCCCAGTTCTCCTTCTGATGCTTGTCCATTTGCCTCCTGTTGGCGGTTTTCTGGGAGAACGGTAGGAGCATTCCTAAATTTCTGATCAGAGTTGCGAAGAGCAATCCCCTTCAGATAAGGCTTACCAAATTTAGTGAAACCAGTGACAGTGTCACGACCAAGTTGATTTTTGGTGCAATCAAGGAGGAGAGCGATGAATCGCTTCTGACCAACAGGTTTCGATCCCGTGTCTTCACAATAGGATGCGTAACTCGCGTACAAGTGAAAGTTACTGTTGCAATACCGTTCCTGTGCATCCTTTGCTGCTGGAATTTTTTTACCAACAGGAGTGACAGCTTTTTCATCTAGTACCGCCTCGGACTGAAGCCACTCGACGAGATTATTGCTGTTGAGCATGATTTCATTGCGGACACGCTTCAAAGACGGAACCATCTCATAAGTGTCAAGCAAGTACTGACGCATTTCATCGTCGGTCATTTGAAGTACCCAATTCACTAAACCGGGTATGCAATCCTTCCATAAGCCTTTTACGACCCCATTATCGACCTTAATCATCTCCTTGGCTTCAGAGTTCTTGTTGTAGAGCGATCGATTGAACTCTACGGTTAGGCGGCGACGGGTGAGTCCAGAGGTGTTGTCGGTAGTTTGAATTGGTTCATTGGCGCAGACCATGACCATTCCGGTATAGACAAAAGGTTCACCAACATTTTTATTTTTTTCCTCAAAACGAAGGTTATCGCCACCGGTCAGTGCTTTAAAGATCTGTGCAGATCCTCCGTAACGTTCCGAGTCGTTGATCAAGGTAAGACGTTTGCCCTTAATAGATGCAACTTCAAACCGGGATTGCTCGAGTTGGTTAAGAGTCGTACTCGCATAATTACGAGCTCCAACCAAGGCACAGCATAGGTTTGCGAAGGTTGATTTCCCTCTTCCGCCGGGGCCAATGAGCTCGAGGAATCTTTGAATCTCGTGACCTTGACCGACAAGACAGGATTTCAGCCATGCACGAAGTACTTGAACACGGTCATTGTCTCCGTACTGAGTGCGTAGGAGCCAGTCAATGATTGGTCCTGGATTGGCATAAGGGTCATAGTCAAAGTCCAGACCCCAGGTGATGTAGTGCTCAGGGCTATGTTCTAGAAATTCTCCTGATGAGACCTCAAGCACACCGTTTGTGAAGGCCAGACGATCATCATCGTCATCCCAATAGGTGTGGCTGATGTACGCCTGGGTCAGGCTGACCACATCATTTAGCAGGGTGTTGTTGAAGCCACCTGGTAGGGGAATCCGCTCTCGTACAAAGAGATCCTGGATAAAGTGCTTGTACTCATGCTTGTATTCTTCACGTCTCCAAACGCCTTTATTTTGTTGGTAGAACATGAACACTTCGTATCTCGGATCAAAGCGCCAGCCGCACTGAATTACCATTTCGGTAGCGTATTCCGCAAGTTCAGAACTAGGGGGGTTTTTGGGGCGGCGTTCTCTCTTCTTGCGATCCTCAATTTCATCGCGCATACCCCTGTCAGGGAAGCCGATGATGCTCTCTAGAATTTGTTCTGCTACGTCGTGTTCGCCCATACGTTCGCTTTTATCAGAGAAGAATTCTTGTGCTTTTTTGACGAGAGCCTCTGGTGACTCAACGACATAGTTGCCAAGTTCGATATATCCATCTTCCTTCGCCTTAGCCCTGAGAGAATGCAATCCACGGGAACCTTCGGGACTTGGCCCACCGGGAACTCTTTCAAAAGAGCGCCACTTTTGTTCGCAGACACCGTTTTCAAAGTTTGGCGCTTTTTCAGACCATGCGATCCAGTCTTCGATGAGGCGATCATCAACTTGGTGCAGACACATGCCTACAGCAAGCCATTCCTCATAATCGGCAGAACGTTCAATACTGAGGTGATCAAGGTAGATTCTTGCCTCAGCAATAGATTCTTCCTGGTGATAAGTTGACCCTTCCTCGTACGTCAGATTGACGCTTTGCGTGCATATTCCGCTCGTGACAGGTTTGCGATACTTATTGATAGGGAATGCCTTTTGGATCTCGTTGTAGAGCCATTCAGGCAGCTCAGGAGGGTTTTTAGCGAACTCAAACCCACCATGAGTTGTTGTGTAGTAGCCCTCTGTTTCAGGATGAGCACCCATGAGGGCACCTTGACGAGATCTAAAAAGGATTTCGAATGAGGGCACACCGATTTTGATCGTGGCCTTGTCAGGAATTAACCCAATTTTTGAGTTTGGGATGCTGTAAAGCATCCGTTGACGCCCCTCTTTGCCTGAGGAGATTGTCAGTGTATTGGGGAAGATTGCATCAAGAGGTCCACCTGCTCGCTCTTCAAGAACAGGTATTGCTTCAGGTCCATCAATATCAACCCAGACCAGCCCACCTTGATTTGACCACTGCCCGGACATAAGTCCGACTCCGGTCGCACGCCCTTCTTCTAATTCATTACGAATTTGGTCAACTGAGAAAGGCGCAGAAGTCCAGCCAGGTGTATAAGCTCTCTTCTCCCGCAGAGGCGTCAAAGCCCAGTCTTGCGGGATAAAATCAAGATTAATTTCCCCCGGAGCGGTGTGTCGATCGGGGCGATTTTGCTCAGGAGCGGCGCTGGTCACTAGTTATATTCCGTGGTTTTAGATGCTCCGGACAAAGGTTAGTCAGTCAAGAGAGTTCTGAAAACTGGTTATCCGAAAGTTTTCCAGTTTCCGTGTAGGTTTACATTAATTCAAATAAGTCAGCATTAGCGTTGACAAATTTTTTTTTTAAGTTAGTCCTTATCTTCTACTGCATTCATTTCTAGTTCTGCTGCTTTCTGAGCAGGGAGAATCTCTGAGTAGTACTTCTCGACTGTGTCGAGCCATTTCTGTTTGTACTTCTCGATGGTTCCTGCTTGGATTGCGAAAACTTGTACTATTTCTCGCGTCGACACGAAGGTCATGAACAGTTCAGGTTTGATGTTGACTGTGTGCTCGAGTCCAAAGGCATACGCGGCCAGTTGTAGCTGACATTTTTGATACTTCATAAAGCCGGCCCGTCGCATGCCGTACTGATTTTTCGGCGTCTCAGGACCAGGCCATTTCGAGTAGTAGGGGCCATTACTGGTTTTCAGATCACCAAGAACAATCTTCCCTTTGTACTCAGCCACAATGTCAGGAGCACCTGCCCAGCCCCATTTTTGTTCTTCATTTACACCGGGATGCCACACCCGTGAGATACCGTCACCACCCATTGTCCAGCCAAAATCACCAGGCTTTGCAGGGTTTTCAGCCCAGATGACATTCTCCAACTTCTCAAGATTTTGGGGCAGACCTTCCCAAAAAGAGGAGATCTCAGGATCATCGATTACAGGATCACGTTCTATCCCAAGCAAAAATTCCTCCATCAAGGAATGTACTTTCGTTCCACGAGCAGCGGCAGCCTCTCTGCCACCTGGATTTTTCTTAGCCCAGCGCTCAAGTGCAGCCTTATTTCCACCAGTGGCCGACAGGATTGTCGTTACTGAAGGTAGAGCTCCATACGGTGTTTTGTAATGACGCGACCCATTAATGGTTAGGCGGGTATCACCGTCAGACCGATAATTAAACAACTCACTGTTGCAGTTGTGAGGAGAATACGGCTACTAAATCTACGTCCGTATCTCAGTAGTGATCGGTTTCGGGAGGTTTTTCTTGAAAGCAATCTTCGATGTTAGCTTGAAACTGCATCGATTGGAACTTACTAACGTGCTTTTGGATCCTTGAATGAATGTCAAAAGCCGATTTGATTGCATCATCAGGACCGATCATCAGCTTGCTATTCGCCAACAATCCAGCTGTCAGAATGGTTATGGCCTGTTCCTGTGGATTTGTGGTGAACGCACGGAGAGATTTGCCGTTATCGGTAAATGAGGACAGCAGAAAGTTAATGATCTCCAGATTTCTTTCACTATTCGGTTGTTCAGTCATGCCTGATCCTCCAGGTCTTTGACCTCGTAAAGGGTGATGGTTTGCCTTTTGATGACAGGGACAAGAATCCCTTCATCTTTAAGGGCTTGGATGCGGCGTTGAATGGTGCGATGATTACGACCGAACTTTTTGACCACTTCAGTAACAGGGATCAATACGAAGTACGACCCGCCATAATTAGTTGCGATCTCCAGGAGATACTCATGAATGCCCATTGCTAAGTCATCCATGAGGTCAGTCATTACCGGACGCACCACTTTTACTGCCTAATTTTATCTAGGTTTGATTCTACGGGACTGTTACTCTCTTCGCTGTTAGCGTTTTTGTGCTTTGCAAGGTACTTTGTGACCCCGGACTTAGCTGTCTGCAAATCCATTGTCCAGCACATTTCCCAAGCATGGATTTTGCTGGGAAATTTATAGAGAATGTGTCCGGTGTTTCCGTGTTTAAGACTCTTGATCTCATATCCCTCGTGGATGATTGAGTCAAGGATCTCCGACTTTTCGCCGCGATACTTAAATTTTTTAGCTTGCCTCATTATTGAGGGTGCAACAACGGTACAAGCTTAATTACCCTAATCCTGAATCACTCAAACATTGCATTGAGTGCTTGTCGCTGAATAGATGCACGGAGCTGCCGACCTTTGTCAGGAGCAAGATGCATCGAGCTGACTATTGCGCATGCGCTGAAGCCGTCTTCTCTCAGACAAACACGCACTCTGCCATCATCAAGCGTGCTCATCTCGAGATTGTACCCATTGGTCATAGTTACTTACTTGTTCCTCAAGTTCAATCAGCCTTTTATGGTAAAGGTTGCTGACCCAAGATAGCTCTTTTCGTTGTGTTTTAGCTGCTGCCTCGATCATGTCGAGGTAAGACTGACGTTTGTTTTTGTTCATTACTTTTCAATTTTAACTAAAAGAAATTCTTCAGCCCTAGTTTCGAACCACTCCAGTAAATCATTATCTTTCCAACCAAGTTGTCCAAGAAGGTCTTCCGGAATGTCGAACTTTCCTTCGATGTCGAGGGAGAAGTTCCATTTTTTTCTGAAGTCTTTGTCGAAGTCATGCTCATCCTTAATCCTGGCCTCGTAGGTGTCCGCTGAAAGTCTTGTGCAGTGTAGGTACGGCAACTGATTCGATGCGCGACAGTCGTAGGTTATCGGCTATTCCAGCTAGGTCAAGAGGCATCAAACGCCTTTTTGCAAACGTTTACGATAGCCATATGAGAGTGAGACTCTCCTGACGAGCTGTGCTTCATCTGGTGCCAGTGAAGGATTATCCATTAGTACTTGACGCAACTCCTCTTTATCTGCATATATGTCTTCTCTCTTTTTAATTACGTCACCATCGCGAATTGTTTCCACAACGACTGTTTTTTTAATTCCAAATTTTTGCCGCTCAGCTTCACTCCATCTATCAAAGTTGTCCTTAACTTTTGGCAGAACATTTTTAATAGTGGCTTGATACTTAAGACCAGTAGGTTTCGCACTTATTAATTGAGTCTGATAGGCTGCCTTAATAATGTTGATAACATTTTGGCGCTTCGATTTCCAGTAGTCGACAGTACCTCGAAGCTCGTCCATCTCTTTAGTGAACTGATGAATGCAGTTGTCGCACTCTTTAATGACACCGATAATCGCGTCAAACTTGTAAGCTTCACGGCTTTTTAAGTCACGCCAAAGCATGGCTAGTTCTGCCTTCTGCTCGTCATCTGTATCAGGGAGGTCAATCAACTCCTCGATCATTTTTTGCTCTTGCAGGATCTCTTGGTAACTTTTCGGATCAGCCATGAATCAATTTTTTGAGGGAAACGAAAAGTGTCCTTGCAAATCTGGTTTTTTGTTGATCGACCATTTGATGTAAGCAGGAACCTCGACCGCTTTTTTCTTTAGAAGGGGGAAGCAGTCTTCTGAGATCACTTACCTTGACCGCGATAAGGCTTTTGTCCTCGGACTTTGAACGAGCCACGCTTGCGACGCCCATGACCGATCGACGTTTTCTTAGGAGTCGCTTCGATCGTTTGACTGTTGTTGAACGACTTCCGAGCTGCCATGGAGTTAAAAAAGATATTCAGATGATAGTCACCACCTGCTGTCTGTCAATAGGAAAAATTTTATAAAGATAATATAGACTCTTGTACTTTATATATTGCACCCATTGTTAGAATAATCATTATGTAAAAAACTAAATGTCTGAAGAGTTTGCGATCATCGAAGTCCCGTTCGAGGAGTTAGATATTTCAAAAACTATGGAAGATGAGTTTTTAGAAGCGCGTATAAACAAAGAGATTGATGCAGCAACAAACGTAGATGAGTTACGTGAGGCTGCAAAAAAGCTTGTGCAAATTGCTACTGCAAGACAAGCTGCAATTCGTGGTTTATGTAAGCGTCTCGTCCAATACGAAACAATGGCATTACAAGGGTTTCTTAATGATGAGACCACCTGAATACACAAAGTAGTACGTCAAAATTCAAGCCAAGCCAAAAAAAACGAGGGTGTTAACCCCCGCTTAAGCCTGCCTTAAAGACAGCCTGCACTTCAAGTTTTTGACCACATTTGTTGACGGGGACATACCAAAGTCCCCGCACAGTATGTAAGAGAATCTGTTAAAGATTCCAAATAAACTTTACTTCAGCCCACCCTCAATGGCTCCGGTCTCGTCTCTAGCAGACAGCATGGCACGAATGCCACCGGACCCTTCAGGCACAGGAAGTGTGAGGTTGCTTAAGTCAACACCAGGTGCGATGGCGTTGATACCAATCTCCTTCTCGCATTGCTTGAAGAATTTGGCGCAGTAGACCTCCATGGTCACGGTTTGGTGCACGTCCTCGATGTAATCGATGTCGTCCCCTTTTGCTGGGAAGAACTCTTCAAGGTTTTTAGCGGTAGGTTCTTTCCAGGTTTTAGGTACTGCGATTGCAGACTTCTGCTTTTCGCCGTACATCACAGTCCCAAAGGTGGGAGTAAAGATGGCAGCAGCAGCTTGTTTGGGGTCGAAACCTGTGGCACTCTTCAGGTTGTACTTGTCACTGAAAGCACCCTCGAGCTGCTCAAGGAAACGTCCATAGGCAGTGACGAACTCACGCGATGCGCCTCCGTGCAGTGAGAGGATCAAAGGTTTTTTGTGTGCAGCAACTCCTTCCTCGTTCACGAGGTACATCAGGATCAAACGGCGACGCTTGTAAGGGCAGGGCTGACCAGGGTTCTTTTCCTCCCAATCGTCATAGAGGAAGTTGTCCTGCGGGTAAATCCCTACGATCTCACCTTTATTTTTCGAGTTTTCAATGAAGGTGGTGTCCTTCGGGTTACCACCATGGATGATCAACATTCGGGGTGTCTTGAAGAACATCCCCTTTTCGGTGTCTCCGGTGTTAAAGACATGCTCGTAGTCGGCTTCCGCATTCGGGAAGTCTTCAGCTTCGCCTGTGAAACCACAACGGTCAAGGGCGTTCTGTTTGATAAAAAGACCTGGCTTGGTCTTTTCGTTCAGGATTTGTGCGATGGCTAGCTCACGCATCACACCCTGATACTTTTCAGTGTTCAGGTAGCGGTCAAGGACTGACATAAGGTTCAACGGTAGGTGCAGAGAAAAAGCCCTGGTTACCCAGAGCTCCCCCTCGTGATATGAAACTAGCGACGCCTTCGATTCGGCGCCATAAAATCAAAATGGAATTTCATCACCCTTAGGGACCGGTTGGGGGAGTACGGTCTCTTGCGCAGAGTGAACTGGGGGTTCAACCTTCGCAGCTGCTTTCTCAGGAGCGTTCTTACCGAAGAAAGTGTATTGACCGCCTCGAATTTGAACCTTGTAAGCCGTCCGGGTTTCACCATCTTTACCTTGCCAAGATTCGTACTTCAGGCGACCACCGATGGCCATTTGCCGGCCCTTGAAGATGAACTTGCGGAAGCGAACTGCATCATCACCCCATGCATCTAACCGAAGTGGGATGCTGTCATCCCAGGTAAAATCCACCAGCTTCTGCGCTGGAGCCTGGCAAAGCATTCCGCAACTGAAAAGATCTTCGCGACGCTGCTCAGCGATGAAACCGACGCCTCCAGCAACCTGCACTTGGTTTAACAACGTGTTGGCTTGGACAGTTTGAAGTGGTGTCGTGGGAGCGATGTACATTTTGTGATCGCTTTTGCTTGGATACATCCGACCCGTGAACAGCAGGGTGGTTCCGTGTTCATAGGCATCAATGACAAAGGTGTCACCAGCAGCCCTGGTTGGGATGAGATATACCGGGACCGGCAATGCCTTGGCCCCTTGGTTTTGGATTTCGAGGTGCATACAACGGACACCGCTCTCAGTTTGAGCAGGTCCGATGAACGTTGCAGTTGCAGTGATGAGATTCATTAGATTTCAGGGTCTACAATTTCGTGACCGATTCCGGCCTCATTAAGTAGTTGTGCGGCAAGTTGGAAGCTGTCGAGCCACCGATCGCAGTTTATGGTGTGAGCTGAGACAACGACGGTTGAAATACCAGCGTTGATGAGCACAGCAGCACAGCGACTACATGGATGAAAAGTGACATACGCAGTAGCGCCATTAGTACTGACCCCGTGGAATGCAGCAGTTGTAACAGCGTTGACCTCTGCGTGGACTGTCATCTCGTACTTGAGGTCACGGTCTGTCAGACGTTCGAGAGTATCCTCGACCCCCATAGGAAGACCGTTGTATCCCAGGCTGACGATCCTCTTACCTTTGGCAAGTACGCAGCCGACTTTTGTACTGGGGTCCTTACTCCATTTTGCGACCTCATGAGCAAGCTTCAGAAAACGAGTGTCCCACTTACTTTGCGTGATGCTGTTCATTTTTTATGGAAGCGTTCATCGAGGCGCTTTATGATTTCTTCCTGAAGCTGCTCGAGTCTGCTCTCCCAGACCTCCATCCATTCTTCAAGATCGTTGTGCAACTCGACAAGTTCGAGGTAGCCGAATTTGTCAAGTGCCCCTTTACTAATTTGAGGCTTAGGTGATTTCATGGTGCTACGAGGGAGCGAATCAACAGTAGTCGGTGTTTCTCAGTTTTGCATGTTGATTTTTGTTTCAATCGTATTTGACGGTGTACTCCTCTAAAATAGATATATCTAGGGCGCGGTAATTGTTGTAATGAGTCAAACTAAAGCTCAACTCATAGAAGGTTTAAATATTAATTCCAGCGCTCCTGCTGATTCGTTCGTTATCGATGGCTCGGGCAATGTTGGGATTGGAACGTCGTCGCCTACCGGTAGATTAACAATTAAAGATGGTGGTTATCGTCAAGGAATTGTTTTAGAACGTGCTGCAAGTACGGTTGATCGTGGTTTTATTTATATTGGCGATGGCACAAATTCTACAGTTGCCGATGAAATCTATTTAGATGCTAATAACACCGCATTTCATTTTCGCCAAGGCGGGTCAGGTACTACTGAGACTGTCACTTTTGCCAGCTCGGGAAATGTTGGGATTGGGACTGCGAGCCCATCATCTTATGCCGCAGCTGCAAGAGATTTAGTTATTAAAAATGCCACTAATGCTGGCATAACAATTCGTTCAGGATCAAGTAGTGATGGCAGTATTTATTTCAATGACACTGACGATGGTAATCAACGTGGCATTATTAGGTTTGATCACGGGACAGATGCATTAGCATTCCATACTCCAGCAGGTGAGGCGATGCGAATCGACAGCTCGGGCAACGTTGGAATAAATAACTCATCGCCTGGTAGTTACAATAGTGACGGAAGGAATTTAGTTGTAGGTTCTGGATCAGGCGGACAAGGTTTAAGTATTGCTAGCGGCACTAGTAATTACGGAACTATTTATTTTGCCGATGGTACTTCGGGTGATGCTCTTTATCGTGGCGCTGTTCTTTACAACCATGCAGGCGATTTTATGCGGTTTGATATCGCTGCTGCCGAGCAATTACGAATTAGCTCTGATGGTGGTGTACGACTAAACAAGTATCTTGAATTTAAAGACGGAGGCGGTTCCGGATTTGCTGGTTATTTAGCAAGTGCAAATCATGTAACTTCTGGTGGCTCTAATACTGACTTTGGACTTAGAGCAGAAGAAAACTTACTTTTTGCCACTGATGGAAACAGCGAGAGGGCACGCTTGGACACAAGTGGCAGGCTGTTGGTGGGGACATCATCTGCAATTAATGCAACCAGTTATGGAAAAATCCAGGCTGCCGATTCTTCTGGCGCAGAAATTTACTTAGGTAGAAACGACACCACTGTTGTAGCTGGAGACGCTGTTGGAGCTATAAGATTTTACAGCAATGATAATGATGGTGCTTATCAAGAAAACGCTTCAATTATTGCAGCGGCTGATGGAACTCAGGCAATCAACAATAAACCAGGCCGTTTAATTTTCTCCACAACAGCAGACGATCAATCATCTGCTACGGAACGAATGAGAATCGACAGCGCGGGCAGGCTGTTGGTGGGCGCTACAAGCCCCTATGTAGCAGATGCAAACTTTCAAGTAACGGATGATACTAATGCTAAATTTGTACTAAATAATCCTGGCAATGGAACATATTCTTTAGCGGTTGCCAATAATTCATTTTTAGCAATTAAAGATGAAGCAAGCAGTGCAGAGCGGATAAGGCTTACAAATGAAGGAGTTATTTATCATATATCAACAAATCATGGCTTCCTAGCTGGAACCACCGTAGGTGCTGGAACAGTTAAATACCTGTTCAGGGGACATCATTCCGCTGCTGCTGGCAACATGCTCAGTGGAACAGAAAGTTTTACTGTGTGGTCTAACGGAAATGTTGTAAATACCAACAACTCTTACGGACAGATTTCAGATCAAAAGCTGAAAGAAAACATTGTTGATGCAAACTCTCAGTGGAACAACATTAAAGATGTAAGAGTCCGAAACTTTAATTTTATTGAAGGACAAACTCATACGCAGATTGGTGTTGTTGCACAAGAGCTTGAAGCAGTATCGCCTGGTCTCATTGATGAAGCACCTGATCGCGACGAAGACGGCAACGATCTTGGAACGGTTACTAAATCAGTCAAGTATTCCGTGCTCTATATGAAAGCAGTCAAGGCACTCCAAGAAGCAATGGAGCGCATTGAAACCCTTGAAGCTAAAGTGGCCACACTGGAGGCAGGTTGAAGGTAATCGCCCCCATAGTGACGCGAGGTGGCATACTTCCCTGTCACCTTTTTAGTTTGCTTTTTAATGAGTCTCCATCCAGTTGTGCCCAACACGAGCCTCACCAGTCATTGGGCACTTAAGATTGTAGAACTCACCTGATTTTCTAAACGAAGCAATCGCAAGTGTTGTGTAAGGTGCAACATACTCAGGCCTTACTAAAGATTGAATTTCGTCGTGCACGTGTGCAACAAACGCATAGTCTTTTCCCCATTGGAGTCCCACCTCTTTTAAATCATCGTACAAAATTGTTGTTGCTTTCTTTACAGTGATTGCACCTGTCGACTGAAGAAGTTGATTAAGTGCTGAATGCCTAGAACGAATTTGAAGATGACGGCCATCAATACCAGTCAAGTATCCTCGTTGAGATATACGCTCATCAATCTTGTCTTTAAGTTGTTTGATAGCTGGTAGATTTTTATAGAAAGTATTAATCGTTTCCTTACCAAGATCAGCCTGCTTCCATTCACCTAAAGATGGATCAATGACACTACCCACCTTCTTTGATCCGGCACCATAAAGTAGGGCATAAATTAATCTTTTCGAAAGGTCTCTAATCTTTTTAGGGATCTCCCCCTGACCATCGAAAATACCAAACAGTTGCGCATTGTATGTATGGATATCAAAACCTTCAGTACTTACAAGTTTCGCATATTTCCCACCATCAAAGTGCGCTAACCAAGCACCAAGTGCCCTAAGCTCCAAGCCGCTTGCGTCACTACCGACAAGAAGCCAACCCACAGGAGCCACGAATAAAGATCTACATTCCGCTCCATAATGATGACCTACGCTGGGAATTTGCGCCATGTTGGGACGCCGGTGTGAGCACCTGCCGCTGATACAGGCGTTAGTAATAACTGTACCGTGGATACGACTATCGTCAAAAACTCGACTGTGAGTCAGCCACGCTTCCTTACCTTCAGCAATTTGGCCAAGCCTTTTGTTGAGCGTTTGATATTCAGCAAGGAGCTTAGCTTCTGGGTATTTTTCACCAAGCTTTTCAAGGACTTCATCATCAACCTTGACATTGCCTTTCTCCGTTTGGTTGAAACTAATTTCATCGTAACGCTCCTGTAAACGTTGTGCCGTTTGTTGACGCGAACCGGGATTAAATAGAACGACCCTGTCTTTGAGGCGTTTACCTGTCTTTTCTGAAAAACGTTCTTCCACAATTGGCGGAAATACTTCTTGAAGCTGTTCGTCGATTTCCGACCGTCGCGTCTTAAGTGTATTGACAAGTGCGAAAGCAGACCTTTCATCAAAGGGAAATCCAAAGTCTTCTTGCATTGTCATAATAGCTGCGAATTCATGTTCCAGTTCAAAGCAGCGCAGATCAAGTTCTTGTGTCAGGAAGTATTCATACAAGACCTTTGTCACGAGAGTGTCTTGCTCGCAGTACACCTGCATCTCTTTCGACCAATGTTCCCAGACATTTTCCTTTGATATAGAATTTTTGGACTGGTTCTCTGTGAATTTTATTTTGGCAACGCCTAGCCGTTCGCCCCAGGCTGCTAAAGAGTGTCGACCTTTATACTTATTATCGATGTGAGGATATTTTTGCAAGTCAATCTGTTCAAGTTCTGGCGACAAAACACGACTGATAATTAACGTATCATGAATATCACATTTTTCTTTAATTTTAAATGTAGGGTAGACCCTAGCCAGCCCTCGCATATCAAAATTAATAAAATTATGCCCTACGATTAGATCAGCATTTTGTAACAAATTCAGGCCATGTTGCAACGGCAGATAATTACCCTCATTCGAGCAACTTATTACTTCGTTTGTATCAAGATTTCTTAGCACAAGACTGTGCACGCGATCAAGTTGATGCAGGAGACCGTTAGTCTCGATGTCGCATGCGTATCTCAACATTGGATAATCAGAGGAAGCGCTTGTACAGGGATCCAATGTTCACAATATAGACGTTGTCGATGATGTCACACTTTCGTAGCCTTTCTTGAATATTCCTCATCTCTGTTCTGTCACTCAAGCAGATTGCTCTTCCAAGGCTTGCCGCAGAATCAACAGGAATCAATTCGACAGAGGTCCGATCACTGGTGTAGCAAAGCACGTTTTGCTTATCTAAGTTGCAGAAAACGAATCCTGATTTCATTTTCATCCACCTTGTTCGTTGTTGGGGATGGCCCGCATCATGAAAATGTCGAGAGCAATGTGAAGGAACAAAGGCACCATCTCAAAAGCCTTGGGGGGTAGTCCTCCGAACAAAGCATCGAGCTTGTCGTTTAGATCAGTGCGATGAAGATCTTCAAATTCAATTGCAAGCATCTGTGCGACGTCTAAGATGAAATCAGTAGGCTCCTCGTCTTGGTGCTTCAGCTGCTCCATAAGGTCCCAGAGTTCCTGGTCCTTTTGAATCATCGCTAGTAATTCTTCCACGATGTCATATCGAGTACGCCGCAAGTTTACAAGCTCTACATTTCAAGTAGGAGATCACCTTTGTAAAATCTTTCTCCAACCAGTGCACGAGTATCGCCCTGGATTTTGGTTATGGAACACTGGTTTTGCGATCGGAAAGTCACAACGGCAACTTAACGATTGGTACTGGAGACGTGAGAATAAGAGGAGGAGATCTCTAGACGATGCATTTAATGGAAGAGTAGGGATTAAAGCAATACGACGAGGCTTTATGGAAGTCCTTCGGCTGCGTTGGGTACTTGCCCCTGGTGACGTTCTTGTTATCGATAGCACTTCAGGTGCGCCAGCTAAGCAGTTCTCTGCGTTTAGTTGGTGGAGAAGACACCATCCAGAGTGGACGGTTAACGAAGATCGGAAGGAGTTCTTTTGGCATAGACCACCTTATCCAGATGACCCGATCAGAAATCAGTTCAAAATAAGTGGGATTACTCCTGACCAGCCTCTAGCGAACACGGCGGATCAGAATTATTTTGATTGCTTTCTAGTGCGTTATGAGCGTCTAGGTACTGTTGGATCCACTCACCAAATAGCTCATCTACTAAGCCCGGTTCAATCCAGTGAATGATTGCATGAAGAGCACTGCGTAGGGTCGACTCGTGTTCCGGATTTCTATCCTCAATCATTTTGAGAATAGTTAATTCAAGCCAGAGGTTTGGGTTCTTAACGGGGTCTACGTACTTCACTCGAGGCTTATCACTATGCATTTGAGTTTACCTTTACTATCCCTTACTTCGTAGACCGGGAAGTCTCCGTCACCAATTTCAGTCTCGAAAGAGGTGTAGAGATTACGTTTTGGAAACTTGACCTTACCATGCCTGTAAGTCTTGACAAGACATGTATCAACAATAGAGAGCGTACCGGAATCACTGCACACAGAACCTATAAGTTTTGGCTGTGTTTTGGATAACACGGTCCATGTAAAACAGAGTTGATACATCTATTATACATCCGGGGCCGAAGAAGAACAGCGTCAGGCCCTGGGGAGGTGCGATTTTTGCTGTTTCTCGCACCTGGAAACTGATCAACCTTGCCGGCACCACTATCGGTGAGGTTGCACCCCAAACTTAACGATGTCTTTAGATTAAGTGTTACTACATAAACGGTAGTAATCGTTACAAAATTCGTATGATTGTCTTAGTTCAAAGGACAATCATGACTCAGTTAACTTACAGGGGCACCCGATATTACAAAGAGGATCAGGTTGAGGCTGATCGTCTTGACCGGAACAATCGTCATCGCCCTCAACTCTCTTTACGCTACAGGACGCTTCCTTATCGTCCAAGTCAGACTGACGGTCAGGTTCATTCACCATTTTGATTCTTCAGTTGTTTGTTAAATATAAGGCTAGCTAATCTTTCTCTGGACATACAGTCTCTGCGCGTATAATTCGCATGATTAGCTGGTCTCTATCTCTGTGATTACGTGGCTTTGAGTAAAAAGGATCATTGTAGATCGTTGCGATCAATTCATCCTTGGTGTCACAAATAAAACGTGCAGCTACAGGTTTTACGTTCGTAACAACACTGAGTGTCATAAAAGAAAGAATAAAGGGTGGGATAAATCGGTTCATTTTGAAGTTCCTCCGTTCTAAAACTCTAGACCCACTGAAAACTGAGTAGAATTACTCATGAAAATGTCAGTTTTTTGACTGTCTATGGCTTTATTTTGATTAGGTCTCGCTATATTTTTGAATGTATCTCTATTTTCTATAGACTGTGTTCAAGAAATTACTTGCAGCTGCTGCAGCTATCGCCGCATCGACCCCTGCAGCTTTTGCAGGCCCATACCTGAACTGGGAAACCAACCTTTCCTACACGGGATCTGACTACAACTCAGCCCTCCACGAAATGCACGTGGGTTGGGAAGGTGAAAACGGTGCTGCTTCCTACTACATCCAAGGTGGCCCTGCTTATTCCGCTGTGGATGCAGCCTCCTCGTCCAGCGACTTTGAGTTCTCTGGTAAAGCTGGCGGCGCCGTTGCTGTTTCTGAAGCTGTAAGCGTTTACGGTGAGTTGTCCCTAATCACCGCCGCAGAGAATGGCTATGGTGCAAAAGGCGGAATCAAATATTCCTTCTGATTCACACAGGAACTTATCAGCCTGGGTCTTAATGATCCAGGCTTTTTTGTGTGTGCTTAATTTATGATATAAAGATGGCACAAGATGATTCCAAGTACACCAAACCTGATCTACGTGAGCGCATTAAAAACCGCATCATGTCAGGCACGAAAGGTGGTAAATCCGGTCAGTGGTCTGCTCGCAAAGCCCAAATGTTAGCCAAAGCTTATAAGGAGAAAGGCGGAGGCTACAAAGGAGGCAAGAGCGAAAAGCAGAAAGATCTCAAACGCTGGGGGAAAGAGAAGTGGATGACTCGAAAAGACTATGAAAAGAAGAAGGATGACTGAAGTCCACTCCAAGATTAATGCGATCATTAGTGAGCTTGAGAAGGCTTCGCGTATGCATGCTAAACAGGCCAAGAAACTTGGCTTAATTTTGAGCACGCTGAAAAAATCAAAAGAAAATGGCTGACAAAGCAATTGAACCTGGTAGGAAGTCGACTGAGCGTTACCTCCCTGAGAAGGCATGGGCTGCTATGTCAAAGTCTGAGCGTAGGAAGACGGACGATAAGAAGAAACGTGAGAGTCGCAAGGGTAAGCAGTTCGTTGAGAATACTGACCGTGCAAAAAAAGCACGTAAGGCTGTGAGCAAAGCTGAAAAAAGAAAGATGGGCCAAGGTTGACACGATTAAAGTAAGTCATCTTTTTTAGAAGAGCTGCATGAAAAAGTTTCTTGCTTCTGTGTTTGCGGCTGCAGCATTAGCTTCGCCTGTGCTCGCTGAAGATAAGGTCAAGAGCTGGAGAAGCTTTGACTCTGTCGGTTGCATGATGCTCCGAGAATGTACAGAAGAAGTTGTTGAGGTAACTACCTGGTCAGATCTTGGACCTGAATACAGTATTGCTGACGTCGAACTTGATGGCATCATTGCTGCACTGAATAAGGTCGGCGCCACCCTCTACTTAGCAGATGACAAGTATTTCGCGATGCGGATGCGTGGGGTCTATGACGTTCGTTTCAACAACATATTTTTGAACAAGTTCTATGTGGATCAGCCTACCAAGTTGATTCAAGTCATTCGCCATGAAGGATGGCACACGGCTCAGGACTGTATGGCAGGGACTTTAGATAATACTTTTACAGCTTTAATCTTCCCAGAGGAAGATGTACCTGATTGGATTCGTCGTGGCGCAGAGAAAACGTATCCTGAGCACGTGTTACCGTTTGAAGCTGAAGCAATGTGGGCAATGTATGTCGAAGATAAAACTAAAGATGCACTTGAAATTTGTGCAGGTCCTAAGAAGATGTGGGAGTATTACACACCTACGCCTCTCACTGGAGAATGGTTGAAAGAAGAGGGGTTTATGAAAAAAAAGTCAGTAAAACAGAGCTAAAGTAAGAAAGGTGTAGATATCAGTATGCTGTCTTCAAAGTATCGCTTGCGATTGGAATATATCTGCAAGCGAATAGCAGATCGTCACGAAGTTCGG